GGGTAATATTAACATTTGTATAGTATGTATAGGGTGAAAAAAAAAAAAATAATATAATATTACTATTCGCCTACATTTTTAGATTCGCGTAAAAGTTGTGTTGCAAAAATACACACACGGCAATTTTACCCGGGTATAATGGCAGGCCCCCCGGTAGAAGCGTAGATAACGCGGAAGCTCGGAGAGTCGGAAATTGATTGTAGGGGGCAGGGGAAGCCGTGGGGCGGGTTTTGTTGATCCGGCTAGGGCTATGCCTGAAAAGGGGAAATGGGGTGCCGTTGCCCTTCCCTGACCGCTATACGCGGTACATAAAAAAAACCTGCGGAATTTCCCCCGCAGGTCAAATGCTATACGCACTTTTCGGCTAGAAAACCCCGATTAGAAGTCTTCTCCAGCTTCAATACCCTCCATAGCCTTTTCCGCCTTAAGGGCGGCTTTCTCGGCTTTAATCTTGAGCATGGCGATTTCGATGGGTTTCTTGCTCGCCATGGTTTTCGTCCATTCGGCTTTTCCGGTTTTGTCGAGGGAACGATATTCCGTGAGCCATTTGTCTTCCATGCCCTCCGAATATGCCTTTCCGTCTTTCTTCGCGCGGATCATAGCCTCGATGACGAAAGGAATTCCTTCCTCGCCGTCGCCCACACTCCTCCATTCCGATGCACGCAGCGCTGTAACCCTGCTCTTAACCGCTGCGATGCCATCGCCGCCAGCGTTTGCGACCGAATTGTGCGCGTTACGTAGCGTGGTGTTGAAACCGAAGGCCGCAGCGGCAATGAGCATGGGTTTTGGCATATCGGCGAGGACAAGTTTGTCGGAATAGGTTTTCGTATTAATAAGAAGGGCGTGAAGATCGGGAGAGTAGCTTGTTACCTCCTCACCCTTCGCGTTGAGGTAGGAAATATCGATGGATTGGTTTTTCTTCTTTTTTCCCGTAGTTTCCCCTACAGCCGGTTGGAGAGTGCGACTATTAGTCGCAGATGCATCCGGGCTAGGAATTTCCTCAAGCACTTTAACCTCTTTACCCTTAACTTGATCATGCTTTGCCATTGGGAATGCCTTTCAATCTGTTCTGGGCAGGGTAGGGGGAAATCCCCTAGCGCTACTGCCCTGCTAACGAATCCAGTTTAAAGGACTCGGGAAGGGAAGCAAGGATTATTTTCACTTTCTTTGCTTCCTAACCAGAATTCTTTATACCTACTTCTGCGTGATGCACCATGAAACACACAACTTATTCCTACCCCAGTATCTAAGCTTTACAAACATCAACCCTCCGACCTTGATAACCTGTACCCGAGCCTGCAAACTTCCGATCACATGTGCGATGCTGAACATTTCTACCACTCCCCGTATATACAACCATCTACTTCAATCCAGACCGTGAAGATGTGACTCCCGCCATTTTTCATAAGGAACATCACATCGATGGCCTCTTCACCTTCTGGTACATGTGTGCTTACAACACTTCCGATGATGATCGGCAAGGAATCTCCTTCATCACTGTGGGCATCGAAATAAAGCCGGGTATAATCTTGCGCCTGAATATGCGTGAGCCTGTTCATGTGCGTCTCTCCTCTGTTCATGAGCCTATGAACCATATCCCGAGGCGAGTCGCAATAGATAATTCCGCGCTGGGAAAAATAAATCTACCCTCCGCCTGCCCATATACCCCATGCTCATACGTGTAGAAAACCTCATCCTCAACCCGAGGCTGTTCCCTGAATACGTGCGTGTGTGGATATGCTCGCGCAACTTTGAGGTGCTACCCGGCCATCCTCCCAGGCACCCCCCGGCTCACCCTATCTCAATGCCACTTCCCCGAGTATTTAAAAAAAAGCATTATTTTGGCTCCATCCTCAAGCAAGCAAGCACAGCGCAGCCGGGCGCGCAGGCAAAACAAGGCGGGAACAACCTTTACCCTCCCACTTCCCCGAGTATCACAAAATTTCCCTCAAAACCAACCATGTCCCTCCCAGCAAGCACAAGCAAGGAGCCGCAGGCTCCACGCAGCAAATCAAGCGGGGAACAATCCACGAGGATTAATATCCTCGAGACATGCCCCAAGCTGACCGGGGGGAACACTCAGGACGCCCCTCAACAATTCACGAGGCGAAACCACTTCTACCCTCCCTTCCCGTATAGCAAAGGGGGGAACAATTCACGAGGCGGAACTTCCGATAGCCTCCTCCTCTGTATAGCAAAACCGCACCCGTAAAGCTATACAAGGGCGGACCATTTCTACCCTCCATTCACTTCCACCCTCAACCAATCCTCTTCCGCTTAAGTCCTTGAGGCCTTGCGCCGTTTCCCCCACGCGCGTAATATCATGTCGCGGCGCAGCATGGGGTCACCTCCTGTGCTCCCGCATGGGGAGGGTTGAGACGTCTGCGTCCGGGATGCCTCAGATAGTGCTCCCCTCCCCAACCTCATAAGGAGCATCCCCCATGGTAGACAGCGCCGACACCTTTGTTGAGTGTACGAATATCCTCTCACCTTCCCCACCTGTTCGGCAGACGCAGCTCATGCAGCCCCATGAGCATGCAGGGTATGTAAGGCGGAAAACCTACAAGGCCATCCTCGACCTTTCCGCCCGGCATCCTCTTCTAACCTCCTTCGATATCGCCATCATGACCGGCGCGACGGAATCCTGGGTGAAGAAGATCATGAAGTCTGATACCTTCATGGCTCAGCGGGCACAGATGGTGGAGGACCTTCACGGACCACGCTTGCGAGAAATCCAAAACAAGATGGAGCAGACCACCTCTCTCCTCCTCGATGCCATCGCACGCCGCATAGCTGACCCGAACGCAGCAGTGTCCGAGGAGGTCTTAATCAAGGCCACAGCCCTTCTCCTAGATCGAGTCCTCCCGAAACGGCCTGACACCCTTCTTAATCCCGGTAATCCATCTCCCCCTCAAAACGTAACCATGGTCTTCAACGGGATCACCGGAGAGGACATTCTACGCGCGAGACAAAAAGCCCTCACCCACGGGAGCACGGTTGAGTTAGAACTCCAGCCTCAAATAGAAAGCGCGATCGATGTCGATGAGGACGGATTACCAAAGGAGCGCAGGCTTCGGAACCTCGAAGGCCTCGATTAACGCGGGGAAGAGGTACGAACAGAAGGTTACCTCAAAGCTCCACGCCCTCTTCCCCGATTCTCCTCGGCTAGGTTTCTCTCTTCGCGAGCAATACCCGATCAACGGTGGATATGTCGACGCGGCGTTTGTCTACCATGGGTTTCCTCTTCTCCTCGTTGAGGTTAAATCCCAATGGAGCCTCGACGCGTATAAGCAGCTTATCTCCTACGCAGGGGAGGAACGATCTTCCCTCTCCTACATATGCATATGTAAAATCTATCATCCCCATGTGTCTATTCCGGAGCCGGCAACATGCTTAATGTTGGACCACCTTCTCCTCGCCCCAAAGGGAAAACTGACGATCATTCCATGGAGCCCCCCACGTCGATGACCGTCCTCGAACAACGCTTAAGCGACGTATCTCGATTTGGAGTCCCGATCACCCTTATCGGAGGGCTTCTCGTCTCCGTCCTCATAGCCGGAATGTGGCTTGGCAAGCGGGACACTACGGGAGAACTATCCGCATCGAACATCGCAGAGCTTAAGGTCCAAGTTCAAAACCTTTCCGACCAGGTGACGCAGATATCGGTTAGCCTCGCAAAGGGCCCTACCCTCCCGGAGAGCGTGGCGTACAAGGCTGACCTTCTCCGGTTCTGCATCCTCAACAAGAATCTTACTTGCCCTCAATTCTAAAAGGCTTCCCAAATGCGTATCAATTCCAACCACTTCGCCGAGGGAGTCCGAGTCGTTCCGACGCCAAACAAAGGAGGAAGCATCGCTCCTTCTCTCATAATCATCCACGACACCGCCGGGCAGCTCGATTACAAGACCTCCGTTTCATGGCTATGCAACCCGCAGGCGAGAGCCTCAGCCCATTTCGTAATCGGGCGGAAAGGTGAGGTTGTTCAGCTTGTCTCCTGCCTCGTGAAGACCTGGCATGCTGGGAAGTCCGCCTACAAAGGCGTCCAGAATGTTAACGATTTCTCTATCGGGATCGAGATCGCTAACCCCGGAAAGCTTACAAAGGGGGAACGTGAAACAGTTGCGAGAGCCTCCTTCGGGAGAGCCTACGACCTATCCACCTACGGGATACAATTCAAATCCACGCCCTCCCATGGCGAGGGATGGTGGATGCCGTATACTCAACCCCAGCTTGATGCTGTCCTCGCCTTATCCCTAGCTTTACGTGACAAATACAACATCACCTCCCTTTCCCCGCATTGGGAAATCTCCCCCGGGAGGAAGATCGACACCAACCCAATTTTCCCTCTTCAATGGTTGAGGGGCAAACTTGAAGGCCGACAAGACGCGGCTAATGTTGTCGAGGTCGAGATCGGTACCCCTCTTCGCATGTGGCCAAGCCTTTTCTCCGAGAACATCGTCCATACGATCGAGGGAAAAGCTTACGGGGAACTCATCTCTTCAGGAGAATTCTTCCCCGCAGGAAGAGACCTCCCCTTCGATTGGGTTTCGAACCCTAGTAAAAAAATCCTCTGGCATAAGGTGGATGTCGGCGGAAACATCGGATGGGTCCTTTCCGCCAACGTGAGAATGATATGAACGTTGAAAGCATCATGAGAATAGCCTCCGCCGAAGGTGCGGCTAAGTATATCGACAACCTATTTCAAGTCATATACTCCAACATCTGCAACGCCTATGGCGGGGAGGATAAGATCAACCCCTTCCACCTCGCCGATATCCGCGGAAGCCTAACCCGCGCTAAACATGCCGCCCTCATTCCTGCCCAGGAGATCATCAGTGCCGAGAAAGCCCGTAGTATCGACCCTGCCGATCAACCTTCCAGCGATTCCCAAAGTGAGGCCTTCTGTGTCTGACCCATTTGACTTCACTCCCTCATTAACAAGCAGGGAGGAAAAGAAAATCGAAACCGTCCTTCAGGACATATCTCTTCCCCCTGATCCTCTTCCCACACGTCTATCCCTCGCCGAGCCTTCCGACCAAGAGGTTCTTGATCTAGCCGCTCAATCTCATGAGCTACTTGGAAAAGCCGCCGGCTACATCCCGGACTTCCTCTCCATTACGGAGAACATGAAGTCGGCATATATGAAGGTCGTGAGGAACATCTGGGTAGCGGCGCAGAAGAAAGCGAGGAGCTACGATGAATAACCCTACCCTCTTCGACCGCTTAACCGGACAAATCCCTGGGAAGACTGAAAAGGTTTCCATTCTTGCCCTCGTTATGAACACGACCTTCGCGATACTATGCGCCTTCGGCATCGTATGCCTTTCAGCGGAGATGGTCGCTAGCCTCAACGGGGCGATTCTGGCCCTACTCGGAGCTACCCTCGGTTCCCGTGTAACTCGGACGGAAACGACGATCAATCAAATTCAGGCCTCGCAACCGGGAACCGCCCAAGATCGTGCTCGCGAGTCCGCAAACGGGAACCGCCCAAGCATGGATACGGAGAAAATGTAATGGTCGCGAAAAAGAAACCTGCCTACAATCCCGAGGGGGAGGTGAACGAAGAAACCCCTTCCGGGAAGAGCGTCAAACCCGCAAAGCCTTCCTCTACCCCTGCCTCCAAGCTCGGGAAGAAAAATCCCTTTGGAGGGAAGAAAAAATGAACGAAGGTCAAGCTGCTCGTGCAGTTGGAGAAGATGAACCCCTCATGATTGCGTGGAAGGCGTATAAGGAGACGGAGGACTATGCCTATACAATCGGCTGGGCGGGTAAATCCAATGAGGGTAACCTCTGGGCAGCCTTCGCAAGGGGGTTTAACGCTGCGGGAGGTGATGTAAAATGAAAGCCGGCGTGAAAGAGGGTACCCGTAAAAACGATCGACCTCAATTTCGTGTGGTCGACCTAGATTCCCCCGAGCAAACTCCCATCCTCAACCGATCCGGCGAGCCCGTTGATGGGGGCGGACATCGCCTCAAAGGCATCTCCGAAATGCTGGCGGGGGAGATTAACGAGGCGTTGGGGAAGAGTGAGGAAAGTTGATAGATAGCATTCCAGCGCCCGTAATGCTATACAACCAATAAGGAACCCCGGTGGCTCTACTCCCTGATCTTAAAGAAGTTGTCGAACTCGGGGCGGTAGACCACCGTTTCTTTTCCCGCTCGTGGTTTCCTAACACCTTCCGTGATCCGTTCCCCATGTTTGAGGATCGTGTATGGGCACCTCTTGAAAGCGATCAAGTTCGCCTTGCTAACATCCAAATGTTCAGAGGAAGTGCAAAAACAACCCGCCTCCGCGTATTCACCATCAAGCGTGTTGCCTACGGTATCTCCCGCGTTATCCTCTACATTGGAGCGAGTGAGAAGAAAGCCCTCCAATCTGTCGGATGGGTAAAGCGCGTTATCGAGAACAACTCCCGGTTCCGGGATGCCTATCAACTTGAGATGGGCTCCACCTGGAAAGAAGACACGCTTGAGATCAAACACAAACTCCTCGGACACTCCATCTGGGTCCTCGGGATGGGCATCAACGGCTCCCATCGAGGGCTTAACCTCGAAGACTACCGGCCCGATCTCATCATTGTTGACGACGCCTACGACGAGGAATCCACCGCATCCCCCGAACAGCGGATTAAAATCGAGGACAAAATCCTTGGCGCCCTCGTTAACTCCCTCGCCCCGGAGACGGAGAACGCCCACGCCAAGCTCGTGATGTTGCAAACTCCCTTCCACCCTCAAGACGCATCGATGCAGGCGCTGAAGGACCCGGAATGGTACAACGTCCGCCAGGGGTGCTGGACGCTTGAGACCGAGCGTATGCAACTTGCAGATCAACTTTCCTCCTGGGAGTACCGCTTCCCTACGGATATGTTGAGGCGGAAGAAAATCGGCCATATGGCGCGGAATAAGAAATCCCTCTTCGCTCGCGAGATGGAGTGCCTGCTTACAACCTCTGAAACCGCCGACTTCAAAACCGAGTGGCTGAAGTACTACTCCATGGAGGACCTACCTATCCATCAAATGTGGAAGGTCATGTCCGTTGACCCCGTCCCGAAACCTACCGCCGCTCAAATCGCTAACGGGATGATTAATAAAGATTACGAAGTCTTCGCGTGTGTAGGGTACTGGAAGGGCGACTACTATCTTCTCGACTATCGTATGTCTCGCGGGCATGATCCCGAGTGGAGCGTTAAAACCTTCTTCGAAATGCGTCATCGGTGGAAGCCGAAGAAGATGAGGGTTGAGCCTACCGGATACCAATCTACCCTCGCGTGGTTACTTTCGAAAGCCATGCTTCTCCGGCGGGAATACACCACTATCGACGAGACTCCCGATAATCGCTCCAAACGTTCCCGCATTATAGACGCCCTTTCAGGCCCAGCCTCTCAAGGCGTATTCTACATCCTGCCTCAACATTCCGAGTTCATCTCTCAGTGGACCGACTACCCTGCGGTTACACATGATGACGTACTCGACGCGGTCGCAATGGCAGTGGACGGGCTTGCAGATGCGGAGCTCGATGACCAGGGGGACGACATCGACGAGGCCTTTAAACCGCTCGAAATATATAGAGGTTGCCCCTAATGCCCAACTTCACACGCCGTGATATCCGTCGGGGGACCGACCTGCACGACACTATCCTCAACGAGTGCCGGCGGTTCATGAAATTCTCGGAGCGTAAATTCCAGGACAAGCGCAAAACCTGGACGGAGGCCGAGGATGAAATGGTTGCCTATGTTCCGGAGAGTGAAGCCGATGCCGTCCGGAGGGGAAATCGTGATCGAGGTAAACCCTCCTTCACGACGATTAAAGTCCCCTACTCCTACGGTGTAACTATGTCCGCGTTCGCGTATATGGCGAGCGTCTTTCTCTCCCGAACCCCCATCTTCCAATTCGACGGTCGGCATGGCGAGTCCCAACAGCAATGCATGGCGGTTGAGGCCCTCATCGATTACCAGTACCGTGGTGCGAGGATGGGGCCGAACATCTATTCCTGGCTCTACGACACCGCGAAGAACGGAACGGGCATTCTCGGGAACCACTGGATGAACGACATCCAAGAAGTCACCGAAATTATCCCCCTTTTCGATGAGACAACTGGGGCCGAAGTTGGCGAGGAGATGGTTACCTCCGACGTCCAAGGCTATATTGGAAACGCTACCTTCAACGTCCATCCTCGGGATTTCCTCCCCGATCCGCGAGTTCCGATGCGGGACTTCCAGAAAGGTCAATTCTGCGGGACACGTCAACGCCTCTCCTGGCTTCAGGTCAAACAACGTGAGCGGGATGGGTTCTACATGAACCTGGATCAGATTGACTCGAAGATCCTCCCCAAGTTTCTAGATGATCGGGGAACCGATTCCTCCGTCGAGCAGCCGACCGAAGACCCGATGGACATGGACATCATGTTCGCGAAGGAGGGCCTAAACAAATCCCATCCGGATATCGTTCCGGTATATGAGGTGTTTGTCCAGCTCGTCCCCGCTGACTGGGGACTCGGCGGATCAACCTATCCGACGAAATGGGTATTCACCATCACCGCGGACTGGAAGACCGTCATCGGAGCGCAACCTTTCGGCGCCCTCCACTGTCGTTATCCCTATTCCGTCAACGAGATTGAGCCCGATGCCTATGCCCTTTCTAACCGAGGCTATCCGGAGATAAATAAGGGCGTTCAAAACACGATGGACTGGCTGTTCAACGCTCATATGTACAACGTTCGAGCGGCGTTGAATAATCTCCTCGTCGTCGATCCGGCTAAGGTCAACATGAAGGACCTAACCGATCCACTACCCGGTGGACTTATTCGCCTCCGACCAGGTGCCCGCCTTACCCCTGGGGATGCGGTTCAGCAGCTCAACGTCGCGGACGTAACCCGCACGCATGTGTCTGACATGAACACGATGGTTGGCATAGGCGAGCGCGCTCATGGTGTTTCCGACGCGATGACCGGAACGCAGACGAAAACGGGGAGACGTACCGCTACGGAAATCCGCTCCTCGAACACCGCTGCGGCCGGAAGGCAAAAGGTCACGACGGAATACATGTCCGCCCTTGGGTTTGAGGATTTCTCTTACCAAATCCTCTCCAACTCGCAGCAGTATTTCGACCAGGACCTTAAGCTTCGCATCGTCGGAGACCTATCCATCATGGCCGGGCCGGCGTTTATGAACGTCAACCCTCAACTCATCGCCGGGAACTTCGACTTCGTAACCATTGATGGAGCCCTCCCCCTTGACCGTATGGCCCAAGTGAACCTCTGGAAGGAACTTCTTCAAGCCATCATGACCTCCCCCGAGATAATGATGCAGTATGATATTGGGAGAATCTTTGCCTACATCGCTCAACTCGCTGGCATACGTAACATCGACCGGTTTAAAATCCAGGTTATGGAGCAGGGCCAGCAACCAGCCTCCGGAGACGTTCCGCTTTCTCAAATCCCTGGTTCCTCCAACCCCAACCTTCTTAGACAAGTCCCCGGTATGGGACCTTTACCTATAGGAAACATGAATGGACGTCTCGCCGCCTAGCCCTGTCCTCGATCCCTATGAAGGGCTTGATGATCAGGAGAAAACCTTCGCTCGTAAAAAAGATATCGCATCTGATCTGCGAGCGCTTGTGCGTCACCCAGGTTGGCAGTACCTTTGTACGGTGCTCCAGCAACAGGCAATAGCGGTTAAACTTCGCCAGGCCTCAGCGGGAGATATCCCCGGCCTCCTCGCTATGAACCTGGATATGCGCGAAGCAGAGACGTACATCTACGTCCTCGATATGCCGCAAAATATTATCAATGAGTTCACAACTGACCTGGAGGCCTCCGAATGATTGACGGCGACGAGAATACCATCGACTTTGGTTTCGATGATGATAACCTCTTCGACCTCAGCTTCGAGGGGAGTAATGACGAACCTGCCGATCTAAACGAGGCAGACATGACCGTAGGGACCGAACCCGGCCCGGTTGTGAATGACCTTTCCGGCGTCACCCCTACTCCCATCCCAGTTACACCGGCCGCTCCTGCCGCTCCCGCAGTTCCGGCCGCGACCACAGTTCCAATTTCTCCCGCAGCAGCTCCCGTAGCTCCTGCCTCTTCCGCTCCAGTGGTGCCAGCAACCACCACTGAGCAACCCAGTGCCACGGATCAGACTCCGCCGACCGTGAACATTGAGGAATTCGTCGCGCAGAACCAGAATGCGATTATCGACAACCTCGTCGCGTCGCATTTCCGTATCGACGATGCAACGGCAGAGTCACTCGGTTTCGCTCCTGAGGTTAAGAGCTGGATTGAGAAGACGAACGCGAAGAACTTTCTCCTCACTATGGTTCAGATGAACAACGCCCTACAGGCGACTCTTCCGACCGTGGTGGCGAATCTGATGGACGTGACATCGAAGGTCAAAACAACGCACGAAGAATTCTTCGGCGCGTTCTCCGACCTGGCGGATAAGAAGTACGTGCCTCATCTCCGGCAACTTGCTGGGACGTTGAGGCAGCTGAACCCGACGCTGGATAAAGCGGCGTTTATTGCGCTCCTGGGCACTACGGCCCGGACGGTTTTCGGCCTTCCCACTCCTGCCGCACAGCAAAAGGCTCAGCCAGCTCGTCCCGGTGTTCGCCGAGGCCAGCCGCGCCCCTTCACTCCCGCTGGTGCCGTTGCTCCACAGCGCAATCCGGGGAATGCCCCTCTCGGAGAAGGACTAGAGTTCATGAACAATGCCCTCCGCCTTGGCGCGGATGATTAAACGAGGCACATAAATGGCTGCCGTTGCTGGCCTGCGCTCCACGGGAGACTTCGGGACGGATGAGCGTCCGAAAAACTTCCGTGAGATGATCATGTTCCGGAACCCGAACGGGGCGAGCCCGATTTTCGCCCTGACCTCGCGCGGTAAGAAACGCACGACGGATGATCCGGAATTCTCCTGGTGGGATGAGCCAAATGTGAACGTGAGGCTTCAGTCCTCCGCTTCTCATGGCTCTACCGAAACCACCATCAACGTCGACTCGACCGACCCTTCCGCATCTGACGCCGGCGCCCAGTGGGGTCTTGCGACCCATCTGAAACCGGGTGACCTTCTCCGGGTGGAAGCGACGGAAACCACGACCCATAATGACGAAATCGTCCGCGTGGTTCAAGTTCTTTCCGCGACTCAGTTCATTGTTGAGCGTGGTGTCGCCGGCTCTACCGCGATCACGATTGCGAACGATGCCTTTCTTACCCTCATGGGCTCTGCCTACGCCGAGGGTACACCGGCACCGCAGGCGGTCTCCCGCAATCCGATCAAGTACAACAACTACACTCAAATCTTCAAAGACACCTACGAGCTGACCGGGACGGCGGACGAAACAACCTACCGCACCGGTAATGCCTGGAGCAACGATAAGAAGCGTAAAACCTTCGATCATGCTCGCGGTATTGAGTGGGCCATTCTCTACGGCCAGAAGTTCGAGACCACCGGCACGAACGGTAAACCGCTCCGTTATATGGGCGGCCTTCGTGATTTCATCCCTGCCTCCCGGACGAAAATCTGGGGTACGGATGAAGCTACCGTCAATCTCATGCTCGACAGCCTCTATCCGATGTTCGATTATGAGACCGGTGGTGGTGACGAGCGTATCGGCTTCTGCGGCAACCTGTATCTTAATACGTTCAACAAGATGGTTGCGAGCGATACGAATTCCGACATCAACTACGTCGGCCCGGTCAAGGTCTTCGGCTTCGAGTTCATGCGTTTCCGGATGCCGCAGGGGAGCATCTACCTCCGTTCCCACCCGCTGATGAACGTGCATGGGAAGTATTCCGCCTCGGCGTTCTTCACCGACTTCGATTCCCTCCGCTATGTCGCGATGAAAAACCGCGATACCAAGTCGAAGGATGACGTTCAGGCGAAGGACGAAGACGTTCGGCGAGGGTTCTACCAAACCGAAGCCTCCATCCAGGTGGACCGTGGCGGCCTTACGATGGCCTATCACGGCAACTTGGCGACCTTCGATCCGACGCCATAGGAGGACCAAATGCGTCAAAACCTCTTCGACTCTACTCTTAAAGATACCCTCTTCATGGGTCTGTTTAAACTTACCAATGAGAAGCGTGTCGGTGCTGCGGCGGTCATTGCAGTTAGCCTCGATGTTGTTGTTAGCTTTCTCGAGTCTACTGGCGCCGATGTGCTTACCCTCGCGGATGGCACAGACGGTCAAATCAAAATCTTCATCCACGAGACGGATGGGGGTAGCGTTATTATCACCCCGACCAACTTCGCCGGTGCAAGTTCGACGACGATTACAATGGTTACAGCCGGCGACTGCGTGGCGATGATTTTCGCCCGGGGAACCTGGCATCTGCTGTGGTCGACGCCGAATATCGAAGGCACACCGCTCGTAATCGCGTAAGCTTCAACTTTGTCTCTCGTAAATCGGGGAGGGTGGGTTCGTCCCTCCTCCCTTTTTCTTTGCCTGGAGGTTTCTTATGGGTATCCCTACTGGGTTCCGTCATCGAATTATGTCCGCTGCGACGACAAACTCCACTCTAGTAAAATCCTCGAGGGGTAGAGTCTTCGGGGTAAACCTGTGTAATGTTGGAGTGGCAAATGCTTTTCTCAAGCTCTATAATAAAGCTACCGCTCCAATAATAGGAACTGATACCCCCGTTGAGACAATCTGTATACCAGCTGGATGGGTGATATACTGGAGCATACCAATTCTTATTGGTTTTCCACTCGGAATTGGACTTGGTATAACCAGCCTCGTCGCCGACAGTGACACCACCGCTATTGTCCTCAATCAAATAACCGGTGCGCTCTATTACGCATAGAAAGGGTTTATCCCATGTACGTCCGGAAGAAAGAATACGGCGGAGAATGTCTTGAAATGGGAGTTGATCCTGGCGTGGACATCTCCCAATTTGGGATCGGTTCCCAGGTGGAGGTCAAAGCGGCAGGGACAGTTTCATCCGTTCGGGCTCCATATAAAGGTACAGACTACGACATCCCTTGGGATTATGAGAAAAATAAAGGCAAAGACCGCCCGATAAAAGTCCATCCTGGAAGGATCGAAATCGATCTCGAAGGCAAGCCGAATATGAGCGCCTCAACCAAACCCTCCGGCATTGCTGACCTTACCGCGATGATGGATGCAGATGACCTCCCGGGGGATTAATCGATGGCAGCGTTTAATAAATTCAACGCTTTTGTTGAGCATCTTGCAGAAGGGGTTCATAACCTCGCCGCTGATACGCTCAAGATTATGCTAACCAACGTTGCTCCTGTTGCAGGTAACAGTGTAAAAGCTGACCTT